TTCGCTTGGCGGGGCATCTGAGCATGACGGTTGGCGACATTGAACGTCGCATGACCACCAGAGAACTCGCGGAGTGGATGGCCTACGCCCGCTACTACCAAGCGTTCCCTGACTCATGGGCCGAAACCGGCCTCATCGTTTCCGCGATGCTGGCACCCTACAGCGAGAAAGGAAAGACCCCCAAGGCAAACGACTTCAATCCGATTGAAATCCCACCGCAGCACAACATACAGGCGCGTGAGGTCATTCTTGATCTGAAGAAGCAACTTGGCGTCGAGTGATGGCTACCGTTCTCGGACTCGCGATGAAGATATCTGCCGACGCCTCTGGCGTCCAGAAGGCTCTCACGCCTGTGCAACGAGCGTTCCAGCAACTCGACGCCGAGGCGGCGAAGGTCACCGACGTTTTCAAGCAGTTTGAGGGCGCGAGCGCAGGAGCCGGAGCGGCCCAGCAGAAGTTTGCGACCGATCTCGCGTTCCTCAACTCGGCCCTACGAACCGGTCAGGTTGATGCCAAACAGTATGCCGAAGAGTTTGCGATTCTTGAGAAGGAGGCGAAGGCAACCGCCGACGCATTTGCAGAAGGAGCGAGGCTGACCGAGGCCAATCGCACCGCCGAAGAGAAGCGTGTGTCAACGCTGCAGCGGCTTGACGAGTTGCTGCAACTTGGAGCGATCAACCAAGAGACGTTCAACCGTGCGTCTGCCGAGGCAAGCGGAGCAAACGCTGCGGCGGCGGAAGCGGCGCAGGCTGCAGCGGCTACTCAGGCCGACGCAGACAGGCAGCGAGCCGCAGACGCTACGCGGGCTGCATCGATCATCGAAGCCAACATGACCCGCGAGGAGCGGGCGCAGCGCGAGTTCCAGCAGTCAACAGCGGAACTCAATCGGCTCCGGGCGGCTGGCCTGCTGACAGAGAATGACTACGCTGCTGCTTTGCGTCGTGTCTCCGGTGACTACTCGCGGGCAACGCTTGCGGCCGACCGGTACGGTCAGGCGGCCAGCAACGCCGGCCGAGGTGGGACGCTTCAGTTCAACGAGTTGAGCGGCATCCTGTCTGCGCTTCCCGGTCCGATCGGAAACGTGGCCGGCAGACTTTCCGGCCTGTCATCTGCGAGCGAAGGACTCTCACGAATCTTTTCTGGAGGACTGACACAAGGGCTATCTGGAATCGGAACGACGTTGGCCGGTCTGGTCAATCCATTTACGGTGGCGATTGCAGGGTTCACCGGAGTTGCGACCGCTGCCGTATCAGTCGTCTCGGGTCTTTCGCAGCTAGAAGCCGAGACGGAGCGGCTGACCAACGCGGCTGAGAAGATGGGAGTGTCGTTCGGCTTCATTCAGACGCTGGAACAAGCCGCGAAGATGGCCGGTATCGAGTTCGGCAGCGTCAACTCGGCGATGACCAAACTGCTCAAGACGCTGGCCGGTGCCGATGAGGAGAGCAAGCAGGCGACCGCCGCGCTCGGGCGGCTCGGCGTCAGCCTCGCAGACCTCGATGGCATGGACAGCGAGCAGCAAATCCGGCTCATTGGCGAACGGCTTCAAGGCATCGAAGACCCGGCGAAGCGTGCCGCCGCCGCCACGGCGATCTTCGGCAAGAGCGGTGCGGAACTGCTGCCGTTCTTCAACAACCTCGGCATCGCCGAGCAGACGCTGACGCGATTCAACGCGAAGCTCAGCGACATCGACGCGACCCGCGTGCTGGCTCTTGGCGACTCGTTCGACGGCGTGCAAGCCTCGCTCACTGGGCTAGGCCGCGAACTGCTCACGCCGTTTATCGGCATCTCGCAGTCGATTGCAGACGGGCTGGCTCCAGCCATTGCGACGTTCGGCAGGAACATCGGTGCCATCCTTGACATCCTGTCTCCGCTTACCAGCGCGCTGGGGCTGGTCATCAACAATGTGCTGCAACTCGGCTCTGTGTTTGGCAACGTCATCGGCACGGCTCTGGAGCCTTTTGCCGCGCAGGGGAGAACGATCAGTTCTGTCATTGACGCGATGAGTCAGGTAATCACGCGGGTATTTGGAGCAGTAAACGACGCGGTCATTTCATTCCGCGAGTTTTTTCAGTTTGAAAGAATCGCCGCGTCGTTCCGCGACACGCTTGCGCAGATTGGCGAGGTTGTTGATCGCATTGCGACCATCGCGCAGGTTGCGTTCGGAAAGTTCGTCGGCGTGGTCAGCGAAGCATTTGGCAGTACGGTTGAGTACGTCACGTCGACCGTTGATTCATTCCTTCAGTTTGTTGGGCTTGGCGACTCACTGACTGCTATCGGAAGCACGATCAGCAGCGTGTTTGGATCTATCTCCAGCGTGTTCTCGACCATTGCCGACGCTATTGGAGGCACGGTCGGGAGGCTGCTTACGATGGCCGAGAACTTCCTCGGCATCGAGCGGTCAGCAGAGCAGGCATCGGCTGGAATCGACAAGACGGCCGAGAGCGTCAAGACGCTGACGAAAGACGAACAGAAAGCGTTCGATGAGCTGACCAAGGCCATCGAGGCAGGAGATAAGGCACTTGACACCGCGATTAACAAAGCCGGCGAGTTTGGACAGGCAGGGTTTGACGCGGCGTACGAGTTCCAGCAAGCGTTGCAGGACTTGCAGGAGCAAGCCAACGAAGGGGAACTCAACGCCGAGCAGTATGCTCGCGGCGTAGCGAACGCGACGGCCGAGTACGAGAATCAGATCGACGCGATTCGCCAAGTAACCGAGGAAACGAAGAAGGCCGCAGACGAGGCCGCGAAGAAGGCCGAAGCCGACAAAAAGCGGATCGAGGAGTTGCTCAACCCGAACGACGCCGCGTCGAAGGTTCAAAGCGACATAGCGTTCGCCATCGAGCAGCAGGCGGCAGCGGAAAAGGAACTTGCAGCCGCACGGTCTGCTGGCGATGCGGAGTCGGCCAATGCCGCTGCCGCGCGGCTGGCTCAACTCGACGGTCTGAGAACGAAGTTGGAAGAGCAGGCACAGGCGATCGACCAAGGATTCGCGGACGGGTTTTCTAAGGCGTTCGAGAAGACCGCCGAAAGCGTGTCGGGACTTGTTGACAAGGCTGCTCAGTTTGGCAACGCCGGGGCCGAGGCGGCGATGAGGTTGCAGGAAGGCATCGCAGCGGCACAGGAGCAGGCCCGCGACGGCATCATCTCGCAGGAAGTCTACGACCGCGAGGTTGCGAGCCAGCGGCGAGTGTTTGAGGAACGCATCGCTGGAATCGAAGAGGCTCGCAAGCGTGAGCAAGAAGCCGCCAAAGAAGTCTTCGACCAGCAAGTCGCAGCCAACGAGCGGGTGAACCAGTTCATCGGCCAGCAGGCGCAGGCCGAGATCGCAGCCGCCGAAGAAGCAGCGGCTCGTCGCGAGCAGGCCGCGTTCAACATCGAAGCGATCGAGCAGCGCATCGCCCTTGAACGACAGTCGCTGGAGGCGGCACGAGAGCAAAACGATACGAACGCGGCTCGGGCGGCGGTGCAGCGCATCGACGCGCTCAGGGAAGCCTTGACGGTCGAGCAGCAAATCGCCGACGGCCGTGCCGCTGAACTCCAGAAGCAGCAAGACTTGATTGCGTCGCAGCAGCAGTTCCAGCAGCAGCAACTGGCGCAGGCTCAGGAGTACAACCAGCAGCAACAGAAGGCCCAAGAAGCCTACGCGCAGCAGCAGGCCAAGGTGTTTGAAGAGCAGCAAAAAGCCGCCGCCGCCGAGGCCGCACGTCAGGAAGAACGCCTCGCGAAGTTGAACACTCTTGGCGCGCAGACGATCAAGACGCAGGACGTTCGCACCGTGGAGGGGGCGAATCTTGTGCTGCAACTCGCGGCCAACGCTCAAGACCCGGCACTCATTCAGCAGCGGTTGCAGACAAAGTTGCTGGAGCGAATCAATAGCGGCATTGCGCAGGCGGCAGGCAACTACTTTAACCAGCCGGTGGCGATTGTCGGTGCAGGGAGGCTGAACTGATGGGCGTTGCGTCATACCAAGAACTTGCTCGCACGTACGAAAACGAGATCAAGGCGGATCGCGTTGCCGTGCGTCGGTTCGTCTGCACGCTGTCTGACAACACGCTTCAAGGAAATCCGACCGACAACATCGACGACATCTTGACGGCCGTCGGCGTCACCACGTTTGGCCAAGCACACCCGGACATCTCATTCGCCTTTCTTCGCAAGATTCAAATCAATGAGAGATACAGCGATTCGCCGTATCACGTCGAGGTGGTGGCCGAGTACGGAGAACTGACTGCCAATGATGTTCTCGCTCCAACCTCACGATCCGCTGAGTGGACTTTAGAGGCTAGCCAGGGGCAGGTGCCGGCGTTGTTCTACTACCCAGACCCGCCAGATGGCAGCGGGAACGGAACGCAGTGGCCGCTGACAAACTCGTCCTACGATTATTTTGAAGGACTCGTAACCGAAGAAGGCATGGTGAAGGCGACTTTGCGTCAGAACTATGCCACTGACGCGCTTGGTCCAGCAGGCAGAGACAGCGCAGATTTCTTTGCTGGCATGCGCGCCATGAATAGCTTGAACAACGGGGAATGGTGGGGCGCGCCAGCGTGGTCGTGGAAAGTCACCGGAGCAAACGGAACTCGCACCACCGAAGTATTCAACGGAGTTTCGTACACGTACTGGGCGGCTCAGTTTGAGTTCACATACCGCCAGACCGGCTGGCGGTTGCAACTACCAGACGTTGGATGGAACTACATTAGCGGCGGACAAAAACGCCGTGCGATGGTGTTTGATTTCCAGAATAGCGAGTGGGTGGCGTCGGCGAATCCCGTGGCTCTTGACGGCAACGGCAACCAGACACTCGGCCGACCGGCGATCCTTGCTCGTCGTGTGAATCCAGAAGCCGACTTCACCGCGCTTTTCGGTACGCCTCCGTCCTAATGGCACGCCAGCGAAAACCCGCCGATGCGGTGCAGTTCACGTACGAGTCCGCTGAGCGGATTGCGAATGTGGTGCGTGCGGCTGAAACCACGCCGCCAAGTGCGTCGCCGCTGACGTTTGACAAGCGGTTCGCCGACCGGATGCCGAAGCAAGTGCGTGTGGCCACGTTCTCTGGTGCGTGGCCAATCGACAGCAGCAAAACGGTGACGCTCAAGTACGCACCGACTGCCACGGTCAGCGCTGTCAATCTGTCGTGGCCCATCACACTGCCGGGCTACACCGCCGAGACGTGCATCGTGGGGCGTGAAGGCACCAACTGGTGGCTCGTCGTGCCGAAGCTTGAGGCACGGACGGCGGTGTTTGTGACGCAGACACAGCAGAGAACGTACTGCTCGCAAACAGCGTCCCAAGATGTCGTGACTAGCGTCGCCACTACAAAGGCGACGATCACGTGCCTATCTGACGTTTCAGTTACTGCCTCGCTTAACACCGCCGACTGCACGATAAGTGTTGGCGTCACCAAGTCCACGTCGTCAACTGACGTTGTCGGTTCGGTTTCGGTCAGCACTGCCAACATCAAAGTGGTATCCGCAACCGCCACCGCAATCTTCATTCAGTCGCACTTCACGTCTCAGTTCCTACGCATCCGGGTGCCGTGATGAGTTGCCCGTGCTGCGAAGGCGG